ACAATTACTCAACAAGAGTTAGAAGTGTTGTTAGAATCGCTTAAAATGATTTATACACTACATCCTGATGGTGAGATAAAAATGAAAGTAATTCATAATCACGATTATCTAAATTGTTAATTCAATATATGTAAATTTAATAGTATTTTTTCATGTTTGGTTTTTACCCCTGTCAATTCAATAGCAATTCGATGGGGGTATTTTTTGGCATATTTTTTATAAAATGCAATTAACCCAATTATCAAACATATAAAAAAAATATTTATAATTTTATTTTGTCAGTTGGAAATATTTATATACATTTGAATATAATTTAAAAACAAAAACATGAAACAATTAAAAAACCTATTTACAAAAATTATACTAAGTGATAGATTTATAAAGCTATTTATTTATTTAAGTGCCTTTGTATTTACTATTTTTTTCAGTATCGAACTCTAAAAATTAAAACAATGGAAATATTAATGACAAAAACAAATTACATCAAGCCACTTAAGAATTGGCAAAAAAGAAAAACAGAAACCGAACAAATTACAAAAAAACAATATGAAAATATCATAAGTAATGATACATTAAATTTTTTCAGGAATTTAGGAGGAACAGAACGAACAGACAAAAGTTATACATGTAGGGGTTATAATGTTACAAAATTAGTTAGCATTTGCCCATCAAAGAAAATAAAAACAATAAGACAATTTAAATTTAAATAATATGAAAACAAACGAAACACTTATACAAAGTTATCTTAATCAAGATGACAAAACACACGGACAGGTTAATAGTTTATTTTATGAATATGACAGAATTTATTCTTATGGGTATCATTATATACTTGGGCATTTTATAGACAAACAAAACTTAATTATTAATGATATTGGTTATTCTATGACAACATCAAAGCATATTAACCTCTTAATGTGGGAAGCACAGAAAAAAGGAATAAAAATTCATAGAATAACACAAATTGAATTAAATTACGTTTATAATCAATTAAAATACTTTGAGCAAAAGTTAATCAAAGCAAGAAAGCCGTTAATATGGATAAATCAAATTAAAACTCTTTACGATACATTTAGAGAATTTAACAAAGTACATGGTATATTAATTATAACTAAATCACAATTTTTAGGACAAAATCTAAATTTTAGTAAAGTTGCCGAGCATAGTCAAAAGATTAAAGACATAGCAAACATTTTAAGCCGTGCAATAATTCAAGAGCATAATTTAATTGAGATATAGTAATTAAAAATTAATTAAAGTTTATTAATATTTAGAGGGGGTTTTTTAAACCCTCTTTTTTTTTGTTTTTATTTAAATAGTTGATTATCAGAGATAAAAGATTAATTAAACTATTTTTTTTTATTATTCCTCTAAATTCTACCCAAAAGACACAATTTAAGCCACTTTTTGTGCGATTTAAGAGCATATTAGTTTAATTCTATATATATAGTCCACTTTTTTAGTATAACGCCTTAGAAACGCTTATATTTATTGAGTATGCCTGTTTTCAATCTTGTATCCTTTATTACCCTACTCTCTCTACAAATCATAGTTTCCATCTGACACTTGTCAATTCAATATGAATTCAATACCTTTATGAATCTAATGAGTAAAAAGATTTCTACTTTATACTATACCAATCTGGCACATTCAATAAATGCGATTGCATTTTGTGTAGATAAAGGAATCAAGGTTTATGCTGTGCCAAAGAACGATAAAGAATACTATGTTGAAGTAAACAATAATGGTAATATAACCAGAAGTCCTGTTGCTTATGGCAAAAAAGAATGGAGTGAAAAGATATATGAATTATATGTTCACTACTATAAAAAATATAACGCTAGTGACAATTAGTCAGAACATATATATTATATATATATATACATAGTGTTATATAAGCATAGTGTATAATATACATAGTGTATTACATGCATAGTGTATAACATATATGTAACATACATAAATAATAACATATTCTACCTGACATATATTCAGGTGAGTATATTGAGATACAAAGTTTAAGTAAATTATTAATTATTATATGGCAAGAAAAAGAATTGAACTAGAAGTACCTGCAGCTCTTGAAGATATTAAATTATGGCAATATCAAAAGTACATGAAAATTGTGGATTCTCACAAAGACGCTGAAGAAACAGATGAGCTTGTAAACTTTTTAAATATGAAACTTGTTGAGATATTTTGTGACGTTAGTTTAAAGGATGTTTCTAAAATATCTGTAAGAGGATATAAGAAGATATTAGACATACTAAACAAAGCATTTGAAGAGAAACCTAAGCTAGTACAAAGATTCGAGTTAGAAGGTGTGGATATGGGATTTATACCAAAGTTAGATGATATTAGTTTAGGCGAGTATGTCGATATTGAAAATAACATTTCTGATTGGCAAAAAATGCATAAAGCGATGGCTGTATTATACAGGCCAGTTAATTTTAAGCTAGGCAATAAATACGGAATAGCACCTTATGAAGTCAAGGAAGAAATACAAGAGATAATGAAAGAAATGCCAATGAATGTAGTAATAAGTTCAATGGTTTTTTTTTACGATTTAGGGAAAGCGTTACTGGGAGCTATACCGAAATATATGGAGAAGAATCTCACGAGTTCACAGATTTATCAGCTAGAGCAACATTTGCAAAAAAGTGGGGTTGGTATCAATCAATCTATGCACTTGCTAAAGGAAATGTCCTACAGTTCGATAGGATTACCAAGCTACCACTTTTCCAATGTTTAAATTATTTGGCATTTGAGAAAGAAAAAATAGAGATAGAGAATCAAGAAATAAAAAAGGCATATAAGACATGACAACATTTTACGACATATTAGACACTTTAAAAACATATCTTCAAGGTAATTCTAATATTAATACAGTTACATCAGGAGATATATTTGAAGTAGATTTAGCAAAACAAAGTATTTTTCCTTTAGCACATATTATAGTAAACAACTGTACATTTCAAGAACATGTAGTTGTATTTAATCTACAAGTAATTTGTATGGATGTCGTGCATGATACTAATGAAGATATTAAAAATCAAGACAATTATTTTCATGGCATAAATAATAAACAAGATATATTGAACACAATGTTTTTTGTAATCAATGGTTTACAAAGTTCATTAAGAAGAGGAGAATTATTCACAGATTTATTTCAAGTAGATAGTGATTTTACAGCAGATATGTTTGAAGATAGATTTGAAAATTTACTTGCTGGATGGTCAATGGATTTTGATGTAATAGTGCCAAACAATCAAATATCAGATATTAATGCTAACGGACAATCACCTTGCTAATGAGTTTAAAACTAAGAAATACTGAGGTTTTTTTAACCAATTATGTAAGAAGGTTGATTGTATTGACTAGACAAGAAATACTAAGACCACAAACAAGAACATATAGAAGTAAGTTATTTGGAAATAGAACTATAAATTCACCATTAGATTCTAGTGGAGATTTAAGAAATAGCCTAAGATTAGTGAAGAAACTTAAAAATGTAGTAAATGAAACGGGATTTGCAGCAACTCAATCGTATAGAATAGTTGGTAATGCTTATGGAGAAATACTTGATGAAGGAGCAGGACCAGATAAAGTAAAAGCTACAGTTTCAGGTTTAGAAAAATGGATTAATAAAAAACCCGTTAAATTAGAAAAAATAAAGAACAAAAAAAAAGTTGCTGAATACATGAAAAGAAAGATAGATAGATATGGTATTCAAGGAACAGGATTTTTAAGAAAATTATTAGATAAACAATCTGATAAGGTTTTTGGAATAATACCGAGTATAACAAAAGACATATCTCTTAATTTAGATGATATATTGGTTTTACTAGGATGGGATAAATCAGGAGAAACATTTACAAGAAAAATATAATGAGTACAGTAATAAACACAAGAAGTCCATATTATTTTAAAGTATCTAATGCAGATTTAGATTCTGTAAAATTACAATTATATATTTGGACTGGAACACACGCACAAAGAACAAGTGCTTACTTAAGATATACAATAAGCAAAGACCAAAGATTAGATGAATTAGATAGAGGTACAACTACATCAACTACTGCAAATAAATTAGTAGATAGTACACAAAACTTTAATACTACAGCACAAGTTGGTAGCTTTGTAAAGAACACTACAGACAATACAACTGCAAGTGTTACTGCTATTGATAGCGATTCTACATTATCATTAAGTGCAGATATTATGGCTTCTGGTGAAAACTACATATTATTTGCTAAACCATATGTTGTATTTGAATTAAGTGAACTTATAAGAGATTATTTAGAAACAGAATATAATAATTATGCTACTGATATAGTTTGGGTAGATGCAGATATTACTATATACAATTCAAGTGGAACTATTATTCAAGTAAATAGTCAAGACACAAATACAAGCACTTTTTTAGGTGTAGATGGTTATGGATATTTTGAAGATGGAGCAAATCCTAGAGAAACAACAACTCCAATGGTTTTACAAGATAATACAGATGTTTATTATTTTGATGGGCAAGATATAAAAATACCTGTGTTTGCAGAAGCTCTACCATTAGTTACACTTACTTCTTCAGCAGGTGCTAATATAAACTGGGAAGCTGCTAATGATTTTTGGGAAACTAATGATTCTACTTGGGGTTCTGGCACAACACCAATACAAATTGCTGATAATGGAAATACTAATCAAAAAATACAATATATAATTATTGAAGATACAGCCATATTGAATGATGGCGATACAGTTACTTTTGACACTTCAGTAAGTGGATATACAGACACAATAATAACATTGAAAAAAGTAAATGAATGTAAATTTAGCCCATTAAATGTAATATTCTATAATAAATATGGGGCACTACAAAACTTGTGGTACTTTAAAAAATCTATTACAAATATCAACATAACATCAGAGAAATTCAAAAATAATATTTTAGATATAGAAAACTCAGGAGGCACACCTTCTTATTCTTTAAGCAAACATCAAGAAAAGAAATTTATGGCAAATGGAAAAGAATCTATTACAATGAATACTGGATTCTATCCTCAAAGTTATAATGAGGTTGTTAGACAAAAGATGTTAGCAGAACAAGTTTGGGTTGATGACTTATCAAATGTATTGCCAATAAATCTAAAATCTAATTCATTACAGTTTAAAAAGTCGGTAAATGACAAGCTGATTACTTATACAGTTCAATTTGACTATGCGTTTGATAAGATAAATAATATTCTATAATGCAAAAAATAGTTTTATATATAAAAGATGGAGATGATGTTTATCGAAGAGTTGATATGTTTGATGATGAAACAATTACTTTAACATCAAAGATTCAAGATGTAAGAGATATAGGAAAGGTATTTACTGATTTTAGTGAAACATTTACAGTTCCAGCTTCAAGAGAAAACAATAAGATATTTCAGCATTGGTATAAATCTGAAATAGATAATGGATTTGATGCTAGAACTAGAAAAGATGCCATTATGGAAATGGACTTTAATCCATTTAAAAGAGGTAAAATATCATTAGAAAATGTAAAGCTAAGAGACAATAAACCTTTTTCATATACAGTTGTTTTTTATGGCAATTTAATAAATCTAAAAGATTTACTTGGTGATGATGAGCTTGGTGATTTACCTGAGCTAGATGATTATACACATGATTATAGCAGTTCTAATGTTAAGACAGGATTACAAAGTGGATTGTCTTCAGGTAAAATAGTATATCCTTTAATATCACACACTAAAAGATTTTATTATGATTCAGCACAATCTAGTCCTGAATATAGTGGAAACTTATATTATAATACAACAGCAAACAATATTGGACTTGCATTTGATGATTTAAAACCTGCAATAAAATGTTTAACCATTATAGAAGCTATAGAAGATAAATATACAGTTGCAAATGGTTATCCATCTAATATTGCGTTTACTAGAGATTTTTTTAATAATACAGAGTTTTCTAATTTATATTTATGGTTAAGTAGAAACAAAGGACCTATAGGTGGTGATGAAAACCAAGAAGAAGTATTAAGTAGAATATGTGGTGATTGGGGATATTCTTCTGGCGACTTAGGATTTGCAGTAAGTGGAGATACTTGGTCTGTAACAGTAGAAAATTCAAACGCAAGTTATCAAGCTACATTAACTGTAACTACTAGTGGAGGTAACACAAGTATTCCATTTAAAATGAAAGCAATTGATTATGTAAGTGGTACAACATTGAAAGAATCAACTATGGCTGCAGGTTCTAGTAGAACACTTACTTTTGAATTAGTACAAAGTTTTAATCCTGTAAACTATCAAATTAAATGGATTATTGAATCAAATACAGCAATATCATTTACACCACAAATAGAGTTAACAAAGTTTATTATAACAAATGGAACAATATCAGGACAAGAAGATGCTATTTATAATATTAATGGTACTGGCAATTCAATATCTACAGTAAGTGAAATTATTATTACTCAGAATGTGCCAAAATTAAAGGTTATAGATTTTTTAACTGGCATATTTAAAATGTTTAATCTAACTGCATATTATGTAGAAGATGTTGGAGATGCAGATTTTGATAAAATTGAAGTAGATACATTAGATGAGTTTTATGCTGATAGAGTTAATAATCCATCAGAAGGAGAATGGGATATAACTAAGTTTGTAGATACATCAAGACTACAAGTAAATAGAGCTTTTGAGTATAATGAAATAGATTTTAGTTATCAAGAACCAAGCACTTTGCTGTCTATAAATCATCAAGAGCAGTTTAATGATATATTTGGTGATGAGGAAGTTAGACCACAAGGAATTGATAGAGGAACTGTTTATGAAGTTGAAGTGCCTTTTGAGCACATGAAGTTTGAAAGATTGTTTGATAAGAATCTAACATCAAGCAGTCCTTATGATACTGCAGACACAGCATATCTAACTGATATATTATGGGGATATTCTGCTGCAGGAGAGTTTACCTCTGACACAGACGTAACTCCTAATACTGGTAATTATGAACCTGTACTTACAAAACCATTAATATTTTATGCAGTTCAAGAAACAGGATTGACTGCAGGCTCTGGTATTAAGTGGATTTCAGATTCACCACCTACAGAAATAACACAATATTATAGACCATCCAATACAAATGAAGATGGAACAAGTTCAACAGCACCATCTTTTACAATAAACTTTGACGATGAGATTGACGAATGGAATTTGCAAAACTATGGAGGAACAACAAATTCATTATTTAAGAAGTTTTATGCTACTTATATAAATGGAATATTTAATGAGAAAAAAAGAATATATAAATTAAAAGCATATTTATCTACTGATGTTTTGGCAAACTATAGATTAAACGATGAGCTTATAATACAAAACAGGGCTTATCGTATTAATTCTATAAGAACAAACTTTAATACAGAGGTAAGTGATTTAGAACTTTTAAATAAATTAAGCAATGATTAAACAAATAATAGATTTACTTAATGCTTCTGATTGGTATGGAGAAGATGAATTAATTGATATTGCTAAAGGTAAATATGCAGGGGTTAGTAATTATAGTGAAATGAAAGAACAGCTAAAAAGATTGAAGCATGGCAAGTAAGAAAATATTAATTAGTGTAGATATTACAACTAAATCTGCTGAAGTAAACGTAGATAAAGTAGTAAATAAACTAAAAGAACTAGAAGGAGCACAAACAAAAGTTACAAAAGCTACAGAAAAAGGTAGAGCACAATCTGGTCTTAATAATGCAATATTACTTGAAACAGGTCGTTTAGCATCAGATGCTTCTTATGGTTTTACAGCTATTGCAAACAACTTGTCGCAAGTAGTAACGCTATTTGCTAGTTTTATAGAAACAAATAAAAGTGTAACAAAATCATTTAAAGAATTAGGTAAATCATTAATTGGTACTGGTGGATTTTTAATTGTTGTGCAGCTTTTAATTTCATTTGGTCCTAAGCTAATGGAAATGCTTAGCGGGGTTACACAAGAAATGAAAGACCTTAAAGATGTTCAAAAGGCAGCAGCAAGTGCAGCAGGAGAACAGATTGGGCAATTGCAAACACTTGTAAGAATATTAGATGATAGCACACAATCTTCTTTTGAGAAACAAGCAGCTTTAGATAAGTTAAGAAAAGAACATAAAAAGTTAAATGTAGAACTAAATGAAGAAGGAACATTAACTGAAGAGTCTAAAAAAGCTATAGAAGAATATATACCTGTATTAAAACAAAAAGCATTAGCAAATGCTATTATGACTAAGATACAAGCTAAATATGTGGAGATGCTTGAAGTTGAGCAATCTTCAATTGCAGATAATATAAAATTTTATGAAGCAGCTTTAGCTTTTCTTAAATCAGGAGGTCGTGCAACTTCAGAAGAATTAGTAAAAATGACTTTAAAAGGTAAAGAAAGAAGAGAGCAAACAGTTGTAGATATTCAAGAAGATATAAATAGACTTATCGAATCGTTTGCAGAACTTGATACTATAGGAACTGACCCTGAAGAAACAAATGCAGTTAAAACAGTAAAAGCAATAGGAAGTGTATTAAAAACAACAAATAAAGAAGCCTTTAAAGATGCAGGTGCTTTCTTAAAGAATTTATCTAAAAATTCAGATACTCAGTTAAAAATTAGAGCTAAAGAATTGAAAGATGCAGATAAAATGCAAAAAAAAGCAACTAAAGATTCTATAAAATTAGCTGAAATAGAAAGAGATTCTAAATTACAAGCATATCAAGATGTGGGTAATGGATTAATGGCTTTAAGTCAATTAGCTGGAAAAGAAACTGGAGTTGGTAAAACATTGGCTATAGCTTCAACGTTAATATCAACTTATGCAGCAGCACAGAGAGCTTATGAAAGTCAATTTAATTTACCTACTCTTGATGCTCCAGCAAGAGCAGCTATTGCGGCAGCAGCAGCTATTGCTCAAGGTTTAGCTAATATTGCAGCTATAAGAAAAGTACAAACACCTGCAGGTGCTGGTGGAGGTGGAGGTGGAGCAGTTACCCCCACAACGATAGAAGCACCAGACTTTAATGTTGTAGGAGCAGGGGGTGTTTCGCAGTTAGCTACAGGATTAGCTGGAATTACTGGCAAACCAATTCAAGCATTTGTGGTTAGTAAAGAAATATCATCAGCACAAGAATTAGACAGAAACATTACAGGAAACGCATCATTAGGTTAATTATATAAATAAGTTTAATATGAAAATAGTAGAATTATTAATAGACGAAGAACAATTATTATCTGGCATAGAAGCCATATCTATTGTGGACCAACCTGCAATAGAAGAAAACTTTATTGCTTTATCTAAACAACATGAAGTTAAATTAGCACAAGTAGATGAAGAGAAAAGAATACTTATGGGTGCTGCATTAGTGCCAGATAAGAATATATACAGAAAAGATGGTGAAGAAGAATATTATATATATTTCTCAAAAGATACTGTAAGAAAAGCATCTCAATTATTTTTAATGAGAGGTAATCAAAATAAATCTACATTAGAGCATCAAGCTGAATTACATGGATTATCTGTAGTTGAATCTTGGATTATAGAAGATGAAGTACATGATAAATCAAGAAAGTATGATATGGATTTACCTGTTGGTACTTGGATGGTGTCAATGAAAGTAAATAATGATGATGTTTGGGAAAACTATGTAAAAACAGGATTAGTAAAAGGATTTAGTATTGAAGGATACTTTAAAGATAAATTAGAGATGGCAGCAATAGATGATGTAGAAAATGAAGAAGAAGCTACAGAAATACTATTAGAGATTGCCAATTCAATACTAGATAATAAATATGAATTACAAACTTATGGTGATTACGGAAGTGGTGTTAGAAATAATGCCAAAAGAGGTATTGAATTAAATAAGAAAGTAAATAATAAATGTGCTACAAGCGTAGGAAAAATAAGAGCTCAGCAATTGTCAAGAGGTGAGAAATTGAGTTTATCCACAATTAAGAGGATGTATTCATATTTAAGTCGAGCAGAAACTTATTATGACCCTAGTGATAGTAAAGCGTGTGGAACTATTTCATATCTATTATGGGGTGGGAAAGCAGGATTAAACTGGTCAAGAGGTAAACTAAGAGAGCTTGGTGAATTGAAAATGGCATCGATGGTTGTTGATAAAGACCATGCAATTATAAATGATAGATTAGCTTATTCATCTGAAGAGATGGCTAAAAAGATGGCAAAAGATTTAGATTGTGACGGAATACATGAACACGAATTTGAAGGTAAAACTTGGTATATGCCTTGTGCAGAACATTTATTAGCAGAGGTTGGGCCAAGAGGAGGAGTAAGAAGAAGTCCTAAAGCACCTAAATCTAGCACACCTAATCCTAATCCTAAAGGAAAAGGAACAGCTAAAGGAGATGCATCTGGTAAAAGAGGAGCTAAGGTTTCTGCAAAAGATAGAGCATCTTTGCAAAAGAAAGCAGATGATTTTAACAAAAGATATAAAGAAAAATTAGGTTATGGCATAACTGTTGGTATGTTGGCTTCTGTGTTTCAAAGAGGTCTTGGTGCTTTCAATACAAGCCATTCACCTAATGTAAAATCACCCTCACAATGGGCACACGCAAGAGTTAACGCTTTTATGTATTTGGTAAGAAACGGAAGACCACAAAATGCTAAGTATACAACAGACTATGATTTATTGCCAACTAAACATCCTAAAAGCTCTAAGAAATGAAAAAAACAAATGAAACATTAGGTAGAGCTGTACCAAGAGGAAAAAGAAGAGGTTGTCTATGTAAAGATGGAAAAACATATTCTAGAAAATGTTGTGATGGCACTTTGCGTTCACAAGGAATAGGCAAAATCTAACAACCTTTTATTACTTAGTTACTTTAATAGTAAAATTAATTTTATAATACTTAATTTATGGAAAAACAAAAAGCTACATCAATTCTAAACGACATCATGGAGAAACTTTCTCTAATTAAAAAAGATGACGTAAAAGAGGTTGAGCTTAAAGAAGAAGAAGTTCAGCTTTCTGAACAGCTTACTGAAGAAGAAGAAATGTCTCAAGAACTAACTGAACTTGCTTGTCAAGAAGAAGTAGTTGCTGAAGAACTTTCATCTGATGAGGTAGAAGCTGAAGAACTACAAGAAGAAGTTTCTGTTGAAGAAGTTTCTGAAGAAATTGAAATGGATATGGACAAATACGTTTCAAAAGAAGAGTTTGATATGAAAATCAAATCAATTATGGATAAGATTGAAGAAATGAAGTTAGGTTATGATAAAGAAAAAGTTTCTATGAGTAAACAAATAGAAGAGCTTTCTAAAGAACCTGCTGCACAACCTATCAATCAAGGTTCTGAAGAGCAACCTAGAAAAAAAGTTCTTTACTCACAAAACAGACAATTCAGTACAAAAGATAGAGTATTGAATCAAATTTTTAACATTAATAGATAAATAAATAGACAAAAATGGCTACTACTACATCAATTACTACTACTTATGCAGGGGAATTTGCTGGTGATTATATTTCAGCTGCATTATTATCTGGTAATACCTTAAATAGAGGTAATATCGAGATTAAACCAAACGTAAAGTTTAAAGAAGTAATCAAAAAAGTCGCAACTGATGCTAACGTAATCAAAGATGCAACTTGTGATTTTTCTGATACTGCTACTGTAACTTTAACAGAAAGAATCCTTCAACCAGAAGAGTTCCAAGTAAACTTAGAACTTTGTAAGAAGGACTTTAGAAGCGACTGGGAAGCTATCCAAATGGGATACTCAGCGTATGATAACTTACCTCCAAAATTCTCTGATTTCTTAATCGGACATGTTGCAGGTTTAGTTGCAGAAAAGACAGAACAAAATATCTGGGGTGGTGTGAACGCTAACGCAGGTGAGTTTGACGGATTTACAGTTTTAATGGCTGCTGATTCAGACGTAAACGATGCTGCTAACGGTTCTGAAACTTCATTCACTTCATCTAACATCGTTACTTTATTAAGTAATGTTGTAGATTCAATTCCTAACGCAGTTTATGGAAAAGAAGATTTAAAAATATATGTTCCACCAGTTGCATTCCAAGCATATGTAAGACATTTAGGAGGATATGGTGCTAACGGATTAGGTGCTCAAGGATATGACAATAAAGGTAACCAATGGTATGAAAGCAATGCTTCATTATCTTTCGAAGGTATTGAAGTTGTTTATACTTCAGGTATGCCAAGTGACCATATCGTTGCAGGACAAAAATCTAACTTATACTTTGGTACAGGATTAATTGCTGACCACAATGAAGTAAAAGTTCTTGATATGGCTGATTTAGATGGTTCTCAAAACGTAAGAGTTGTTATGAGATTTACATCTGGTATTCAGTATGGAATCGGTTCAGATTTAGTATTATTAACATTAGCTTAATAACTAAATAATTGTATAACTTAAGAAGGGTAGGTGGTGTATTCTACCTGCCCTTTTTTAATAAAAAATAAATATTATGGCTTGTGATTTAACATTAGGAAGAAAAGAACCATGTAAAGACGTAGTTGGTGGTATTAGAGCTGTCTATTTCACAGATTTTGGTGACTTAGGCACAATAACACTTACTAATGATGAGATTACAGATATGAGTGGTACATTTACTGCATTTAAATATGAAGTAAAAGGAAATTCATCATTTGAACAAAACATCACTTCGTCAAGAGAGAATGGTACTACTTTCTTCGAACAAACACTAAATTTAACATTACACAAATTATCTAAAGAAGATAATAAAGAACTGAAATTAATTGCATTTGGAAGACCACATATTGCTGTTGAAGATTATAATGGAAATGTATTTTTAATGGGTAGAGAGCATGGAGCTGATGTATCTGGTGGCACAATAGTAACTGGTGCTGCTATGGGAGATTTAAGTGGTTATACACTTACATTATCTGCTATGGAAACTTTACCTGCTAACTTTGTTGCTAGTCCAACTGCTGCTGACCCTTATGCTGGGATGAGTAGTGCGACTGTAACAGTAACAGTAGGAACTAATTCTTAATAATTAGATATACTTTGTGAATTTAAAAGGGGTACATTATGTATCCCTTTTTTTATGCAAACAAATTATATTATATTTATTACTTATAATATGATTATATTAACAACATCCACAGGTGCCCAGAGTTTTAAGATAATTCCTAGAAGTACACCAAGCTCTGTGACATTTGAACTTACTGATAAATCTAAACGTACAACAAGTGCAGTTTCAGTCACAGTAAGCAATTCAAACGGGTATATGACAGTTAATGGTAGTTTTAATTTAATTGCCAATAGATTTTATTCGTTTATAGTAAAAGATGGTAGTACAGTTATTTATAGAGGTTCTATATTTTGTACTGACCAAACAGATTATAATGTATTTGATGTTCATTCTGGAGATTATACAACAGAGAACTCATACGATAATGATTTTGTAATATTATGACAAAAAAAAGTAACAGAGCAATGAGAAAAAGATTAAGTGCTCCAAAACCAAAATTAGAAGTACAACAAGGTAAAATTCATGTTGTGAATCTTTCTTCATATACAAGACCTGAGATTAGTGAAAGATATAATCAAGAATGGATTGAATATGGAGACGATAACAATTATTTCAAATACCTAATAGATAGATATAACGGAAGCCCCACAAATAATGCTGCAATAAATGGTATTGCAGAAATGATTTATGGTAAAGGATTAGATGCTGTAGATAGTATTGATAAGCCAAATGAATATAAGGAGCTAAAAGAATTATTCACAAAAGATTGTATGAAGAAGATTTGCTATGACTATAAAATGATGGGTCAAGCTGCACTTCAAATAATCTATTCTAAGGACCGTTCTAAGATTGTGCAAGTAGAACATATCCCTGTAGAGATGTTAAGGGCAGAGAAGGTAGATAACAAGGGTGTAATAAGGGCTTATTACTATGCAAAAGACTGGTCTGAAATAAAAGGTAGTAAAAAACCTAAAAGAATACCTGCATTTGGTACAAGTAACTCAGGATTAGAAATATTATATATTAAACCTTATAGAGCAGGATTTTAT